GACAGAACTGTTGAAGAATGGTCCGAAGAGTCTCTCTCAGAGTTGGATTCTTCAAGCTATGTACAACGATTGGAGGAAGAAGAAGGGTATTACTACCCCAGAACCACCCAATTGCCAGTCAAGTCTAAAAGAGTTCTTTCTGAAACAAAAGGATCAGGGGATATAATACCTGATCCTTGGGAATAATGGACTATCAGTTAGAGTTAAAAATAGAATCACTAGAAAATATGATTATTGTATATCAAGAACATATAGACCAGTTAGAAATAGAAAATAAAGTTTTAAAAGATCAAGTTGATTTTTTAAAACAACAGCTTGAATATAAAACTATGGGATTACCTGAAACATCACAAAATGAATCCAAAGAACCATGATTTATGGGTAAATTACAAAGCAGTTGTTGCTGAAATTTTTCCAGATATAGAGTACGTTCAACGTCATGCTGAATGGACTAATGATAAGGGTGTAAATCTGACAGCAGATTTATATTCTGGTGAATACTTTATTAAATCAAGACAAGTAGAAATCTGGGATAATAAATTTTGTAATATCCATAACAATATAATATATCCAAAGACAGGAAGTAATCTTCCTTGTTTTGGCATGGATCTTATGGGCATGAATGAAAAAAGAGTAGTTCTGGTATTTGATTTTCAACACCCAGTAGAAAATTATTTGTTCTCAACTGATAAATTACCAAAAGCAGAGGGAACTTATAGATTCTTTGAACCAGGGAATCATTTCTCTGAAAATATATACGTTAGATACTGTCTTCCTAGTGAAGTTGACGAACATCTACCTATGTTCAGAAAATATCTAGAATTTTATAAAGAAATTATAGATGAACATAAACCAGTAGGTACTGACACTACACAGTATAATGATTTTGATAAGTATATGATAAGACTAGACCCAATTTCAGGTTATTTGGCTAGTAGATTTGGTAAAGAAAAATCTGAAAAATTGATAAAGGAATTCTTTTTTAGTTATGCCTAATCCAGCAATAGAAGAACTGTCAAAACTTATTCGTTCTGCGTGGGAAAACTTTCCAGGCATAGAACCATTGCCTGTCAAGCCAGAACTTGCTTCAGTTCATAGTAGTTTTGAAGATGAAGATTTATACATTAAGAATGAAATGTTTAAGTGTCGTGGACTACGTAAGATACACTTAGAGACTGCAAAACTTGGTAAATTAGAGATACTTCATTCAGTATTTTGGCCAGATCCTAATTATAATTTACCTATTTTTGGAGTGGATCTTGTGGCTCCAACAAAAGATTTAATTAGTGCTGCTATTGTTGATATAACACCAGTAAATGGGTTAGATTTACCTATATTTGAGGACATTGCAGAGATCAGTGGATACTATAATTTTTCTGGTACAAGAAAACTTCCTGAATGGGGTGAAATGTTCTCTCCATATTGTAAATTTACTAAGTTAGATACTACTAGAGATATTGATAAGTTTAATGAGGTAGTAGATCAGTATCTAGAAATATTTGTAGGTTCAGTTTGGAAAGAAAATCCAGATCCTGATGGTGCAGATGAAAGATATGATGGTCAGGTAGATTATTGTAAGGAACAAAAGTTAAATGATAAGACTAGAAATATATTAATTAAATTTTTTGGTAAGGAATGGGCTGACAAATATATGAATGAGATACTATTCAGCGAACCATAAATACTGAGGAGTAATATTATGATCAAGTGGTTAAGGAACGAGTTTACGAAAACCCCTGGATATATGAAGGTAAACCTTTCACTTCTGATGATATTGGCGACCAGTTCGGTTTTGTCTACAGGATCACTAATATCCAGACAGGTCAACAGTACATCGGTAGAAAATATTTCTACCAAAAACGAAAGCCTAAAGGTGGAAAAAGAAGAGTCACATCAGAGTCAGACTGGAGAAGATATTACGGAAGCTCTGATGAACTTAAACAAGACATTAGAAGAATGGGCAGAGAGAATTTCAAAAGAGAAATCCTCTCAGTCCATCCCACCCCAGGTAGAGTCAATTATGAAGAGACTAGACAGCTCTTCACAAGAGGAGTTTTAACTGAATCTCTACAGGACGGAACACCTGCATTTTATAACAGTAATATATTAGGTCGTTACTATCGTAAGGACTATTTTAATCATGAAGATATACGATAACTTTCTTGAGCAAAGAGATTTTAAAAATCTTCAATACACCTTACATACTAATGATTTTCCTTGGACATTCAGTACAAAAACTGGTGGTCCTAGTGGAGATATGAGAACTTTTATTGATAATAATGGTGAAGGATGTGATCCTTTTAATACTCAGTTGAACCATTACTTTGCTGACTACAGAACTTATAAGTATTCTCCGTACATTAAAGTAGTTAAACCTATTTTAGATAAGTATAAATTTACTGCTATTGCTAGAATAAAAGCAAACTTACAGCTTGCTAATAGAGATCCAATTGTATCTGATTACCATAATGATTTTTATCATTTTGATAATGGAAAAGAAATTCCTGAAGATGGATTAACTACATTAATCTATTATGTTAATACTAATAATGGTTATACTGAGTTTGAAGATGGAGAAAAGGTTATGTCTGTTGAGAATCGTTTAGTAGAGTTTCCTAATAACAATCCAAAGGGTATGCATAGAGGAGTATCACAAACAGATACTTACTATAGAGCAGTCATTAATTTCAATATACATTTGAGTGGAGTACATAAAAAATGGAACGCTTAATAGTTGGTTGTAAAGCATGTGGAGCAGAGCTAGTATCTCATCCAACTAAAACTAGATGCTGTCAATGTTCTAATCTTACAACTGTTACTGGTGAACAAATTAGTGCAAACAATCTATCCTTGGTTGTGTTACTGAATGCTGAAAAAAATGTTAAGAAATCGCAATTATTCTCAGATGCTGACCTAAAATATCAAGAGGACAGACGCAAACGTAAAGTCCGTAAATTATACTACGAGGAACGATGATCAACCTAGACGAGAAATTTCATGACTACTTAGGTAGTAAGACTAAAACCTTCAGAATTGATGGTGTCAATGAACCTCTCAAAGGGTATGGTTATCATTGTGACGGTAACGAGATCAAAGGGTATTACGTGTTGACAACAAACTATAAATTGTTTTATAATATGAATGAACAGTTCCTTAGAATGGAACCTTTGAATGAACTAAGTACCATATAATATGAAAATATTTTTAGACACAGCTGACTTCAGTGCTATTCAAGAAAGATATGGTACTGGATTAATTTCAGGTGTAACAACTAATCCAACTCTTGTCTGGAAACAAGGTGTTGATTATCTAGACCTTATTAAAAGAATTGCTGGTGAATTCCCAGAATTTGAAAGTATATCTGCTGAGGTTAATGGTGAGACTGCTGATCAAATGCTAGATGATGCAGTACAATACCGTGATATCAGTGATGCAATTACAATTAAACTTCCTTTGACTAAAGAAGGTTTGATTGCTTGTAAATATCTTCATGATGCTGGTGTTAAAACTAATGTAACTCTTTGTTTTTCTGCAGCACAAGCAGTTATGACAGGTCTTGCTGGAGCAACATACATATCACCGTTTGTTGGTCGTTGCAATGATAATTCATTCAGTGGAGTTGAATTAGTTCGTGGTATTAGTACCCTCTATTGTACACATAATGTAAAGACTAACATTCTAGCAGCTAGTCTTAGGGATGTACATCATGTTTCTCGTTGTTTTGCTGCTGGTGCTAAGGTAGCAACTCTGCCAGTTAAAGTATTTGACAAAATGTATGATCATGTTCTTACTCGTGAAGGACTAGATATATTTGATAAAGACTTTAAGGCAATGGGTAAATGATTTTTAACATATACTCCCGTAAAGGGTGCAGGTTTTGTAAAAAATTTGTATCAGTGTGTAGACTAGAGCAGTTAGATCATGTAGTATATGAATTAGATAAGGATTTTACTCGTGAAGAGTTTTATGAACAGTTTGGAGAAGGTGCAACTTTTCCACAGATCCTTCTTGATGATATCAAGTTAGGTGGTTGTCAAGAATCTCTTCGCTATATGCAAGACAAAAATATTTGTTGTGTATTATGACAGAACTTACAGTAGAAGAATTTGAAAAAGATCTAGACAAGTATATGGATCGTATTGAAAATGGTGAGAAAATTCTAATCAGGCAACCAGATGGTAGAGCAGTCATTGCTGTGCCAGCTGCAGAACTGGAACTTTCTGACACAACTGGGTCAGATGCGTGGTATGATATGAATAGTCACATTGATGCATCATGACAGCAGCTACTGTAATTCTAGAGAGATACCCTTATCGTTACGTCCAGTGTGGACTATTGGAAA